GGTAGGCTGTACCTGCGCCAGTGCCTAATGTTGAAAGTAACAGAGCCGTCTTAGTAAAGTCTGCATTCATCAAGCGAATACTATCAGCAGCGCCTATGCGTAACTCGCCTGTGCCTATATCAGAGATGTACGAGTGACTTGCGTCATGCCAAAGCTGTAAATCATTACCTGTACCAAAACGCAAACGGTTGTTATCACCGAAGTCGAGGTTACCAGTCATTGTTGCGCCAGTCTTGTCAACCTTAGACGCACTGGCAGTAGCAACACGGCCGAACTCGTTGTAAATCTCAGTGCCTTTTACTTTTTTAGCTTCAGCGCCTGAAGGAAGGGAATCCTTAGCTGCGAAGTTTGTATCTTGTGTATAGTTGGCCATTTAAATCATTCTCCCTAATAGAGCGTGTATATCAATTGTTTGTATGGAAAACGGACTACCGTTAATTGTACTCTCAACACCAATACTGGCTGATACTCCTGAGCCGTTGGTATGTACTGAACCTTTGTTTACAAAGACACCCCCTGAGTATTCCGCTGAGGTGTTGTACTCACTCTCCCCGTATTCTGCTGTAAAGCCTGTTGCAAAACTAAACAACTGTTCCTGGTAGCTTTCGCTGTAGTCGTAACTCCAACTCAGTGTATAGTTTGTGTCGTTACCGCCAATAACTGTAATGTTAAACTTCTTTAGGAATTTCAAGTTTGAAGTGTTACCCCAGTCAATAGGATTGCTAAAGTAAGACATCTTGTAAGTAGCAGCACCATCCAAATAACCACCGTACTTAGTAAGTCCACCTTCTAAACCAATGTAGAAACCATCAGCAGCTATGTTAGTAAAGCTGATAGGATTCATACCTGACCAAGTAGTAGCTCTAAAGGAACCGTTCTCAAGAGGCGTTCTAACGTCAAAGCAGTAAGTAGTTCCTGTTGTAGGAAAAGTAATTAAATAGAACGCATCAAAAGCACTGTAGAAAGAGTGTATCGGTAATGTCTCTTCCTTCACTAATTTAAGTAAATCAGTACGTACGTTTGCACTGACGTCCCGCATTGGTAAGGACTTCTCCTGAATAATCCTACCAAGACTCATTAAGCCTCTGTCCGCTAAAAATATAATGTCATTACCTGTAGCTACTACAGAATCTCTAGCAATACAGCCTACACCTTCAATAGTGTCCGACAGTCTAAAGTCAACAGTAGTTACGGAATCACCGCCTGCGTAGACAACAATGCTATGTAAACCAAATATAAGCAAAAACCCGTTATGTTCAGTTAAGGCTACAATCTCGTCGTAACCGTTAGTCCATACAGATGTTAAGTCTAAGCTGCCTGAACTACCACCTTGGAAGTCCGTGCCGTCAAGTAAGTCACTCCAATAAACAGTATAGTTATTACCTACAACATCAGCCACCCATAGGCGACCAAAGGCTGCTAGGACTTCGTTACCCGAAGGTGCTGTAGTCCCGCCTGACGCTACAACTTCCAGTGTAGTACTACCTGCAACACTAACAAGAGGCTCTTGTCCACTTTGAAAGAAGTACACGTTATTGTTGAAAGACACTATCTTCCAGTTGTTTGCGCTTATACTGTAACCCGCAGGCAGCGTTACTTCAGTAAGTGTAGTAGTACCTGTGAATATCTTATTGTTACCCGCAGAGAATACTACTACTGTACCATCAAAATTAGTAAACTCAAATACAGCCTCTAGTCCACGACTGGTTCCTAATACGTCATTAGTAGATACCTGAGTGTATCCTTCTCTAGCACCAATACGTCCCTGCTTGTCAATAACACAGTTATCAGCAATGTCAGCAAAGTTAGGGTTCATCCCAACGGGAGACTCCTCGGTGTTAATGCCAAAGAAAGCAGGAGCAGATACAGCTAAGTTCTGTAATCTTTGTCCACTCATACGTCCACCCATATAGTCTCAGTTGGGAACCTCGCGGCATCAAAGGAGATAGCGTCAGACAAGGAAGACTTAGCAACACCCATAAGCATTGCAGCAGTAGTTCCGCCTGTCTCACCACGCTCCTCTACAGCCATAGCGTGTGCAAACTGTACGACAGGTAAGCTAGGTGCCTTTAGTGCCTGAGTATCGTTAGTAAGCTCTTCAGTCCTGTCAACAATGGTAAACTGTAGGCTGTACGCTTTGTCAGGAGTAGGGTATAAGCTAAAGTCCACACCGTTGTTTACCGTGTTAAACCCTGTGTAAACGTAATGTGAAGGAACAGTATTAACAGCGGGGTTAATGTATTGATTACTCTGCAATGCTAACTGAGTCCCTAAGTTGACATAACACTTCTCAGTTGAGTTAGTTACGTTTAGTGTTTTAAACGCTGTGCTGACGTTAGGGATACTGTAGTTAGGCTGACCAACAACTGTAGTTACTACCTTAGTTTCACGTAAGCTTGACCAATCCCAAGCGTCCTCCACCATGCGGTTAGCGTCATTAACAAACTCACCGACCAACCGTGAGTATAAAGTTTCATCTACGGAACTGACTGTGTTCTCTCTGAGTCTCCGTAGCACTTTGTTTACTACTTGTAAATATGTCATTAAACTGTATACCTGTCTAGTGAGCTAGTGAAAGGACTTGCAAACAAATCCTGCATTTCTTCTTCTTCTTCTTCTATCTGTTGTTGCTCTGGCTGTACTACACGTTCTACGTTAGTAAACTCAACGGGAGAGAACTTAAACAACTCATCTCTAAACAAACTATCCGTTGTACGTGTACCTGAAAGCTGTCCTCCGCCTCCTCCTGCCGTAGCACCTGTCAGCATAGCGCCTCCTCCGGCCAATAGAGCGTCTTTAGCAGGCTGTAGTAGGTTATCATCAATAAACCTCCCAGTCTCCTGTAAAGGCTCTTTAAGAGGCTCTGCTGCGTCTGCTATACCTGAGCCTATATCTCTGGCTACGTCCTCAATAGCTTTGATACCTTCAGGGGTGTCAGGGAAGTCCATACCTTCAGGCAGTGAGTCTTTAATAGGTTGTAAGTACTTATCATCAAAATCTCTACCTACTGTTCGTAGAGTATCTTCTAATTCTCCACCTATGTTAGACTCTCTTGCCCATTCTCCAACACCTGATTCCAAAGCAGAATCAAAGTCTTCACCAACGAGTAGCTTATCTACTGTTCTTCCTATACCTGCTAAAACTTCAGGTGAAAGGTTGTCAGCGTTAATCCCTATCTTATCTAGTGTCGAACTTATTATGTCCCCACCAAACTCGTTTACAAGGAAAGCGGTAGGGTTGCCTGTTGCAGCAGCATTTACTAAACCTTGAGTCTGTCCGTAGGAAAGTCCCCCAATACCTAAACCTGCCGGATTAGCTTCCGTTGGAGGAGCGGTTACTCCCGCCATGTTCAAACCTGCTAATCCTAGAGTTGCCCAATCTCCTCCATGTAGTGTCTCACCTGCTAACCCTCTGGCTGCTGTATAAGCTGCCTCGCTCATGCCGCCTGACGCTGCTGCCGCTATTGTACGTAAACCCGGCTTTATAAACTCCTCTCTAAACTGTAACCACTCGGAAGGAGCCGCTAAGTTCTCTGTTTTAGGCCCAACATTATCATAATACTGTAGCTCTAATCCTTTTGAATTTGTATTTGGATAGTAAGACGAATCCTGTAGCACACCTAAGTTGTTTTCAGGGGCAATTCCGTTAGGTTGATACGTTACATATATCGTATCTCCTGCCTCGTACTCTGTAGCTCCCTCTGGCCTGTATATTGTATCGTCAGAGGTAGTACCTCTAGGTGCTTGCATTTCAACAATCCAAGTTGGGTTTGGACTATCTCTTTGACTCAGGTTCCATTCATCTCTCCAAGCCTTTTCATATGATTCTTTATCAAGCTCACCACTTTCCTGTAAGTTATTTAGGTAAGCTACCTTCCCGTCAAAGCCTGTTTGTCCCCACTGTTCTTGAAAAGCTGTTGTATTCCCTTCTTCTCTAAGCGTATCAAAAGCCGAGGTAAGGTTATCTTTCTGATTTACAAACTTATCAGCAATAATGTCGTTAGCTTCTTGAGCTGTTCCGCCTTTGTTTAACCACTCCTGCGCTGTCTGCTCGTCAATACCTCTACTGAGCATATTGTTATAGGAGTAGGTGTTGTCGTATTCTTCTGTATCTCCGCTAATTAAACGACCACCAAAGTTAGAGTAGTCACCACCCCTTGCATCTACAGTATCAAAAGTAACGTTAGATAATGCTTCATCACTATACTGCATATACGGAATATCTTCTGAAGCCAACGTATCTGCATAGGTCGAAGGGTCATCACTATACTTAGCTGTGATGTCCTTACCGCCTGCTGATATTCTACCGAAGTCTGCAAAAGGGTCAGAGGACACAACAGGAGCAACAGGAGCAGTGGTGGGTTCTCCTCGGTATCCTGAGCCTGCGCCATAGTTAGTAGTAGTAGTAGTAGGAGCAGAAGAGTCTATAGCAAAGACATCCTGTTCTTCTTGGTCAAAGGCACTTTCTAAACCTGTAGCCATTATTTAACCCCCTTAGTTTTCTCGTATGTACGTAACGTACCTAACCCAAGCATCCCCATAAGGACAGGCAACATAGTTGACAAATCTATAAGGGGAATAACGATTGGAGAACCGGATAAAGCAAGCGCAAAGTTTGCCATCGGAATAACAAGGAAGTTACCTGCCATTCCAAGGCAACAAGTCCAACCCACAGCAGGCCGCCAACCTGCGACAAATAAGTCTTTACTCTTTGCTTCAGTTTTGTTCACCTCTATCTGTGCTTGTGCTATTGTATGTGCTTGTGTGGCAATCTCGTGCGCTATACGTTGCTTAGTGTCAGCATCCGGTATTACCTTATCTAGTATCTTTGTTACTGGCTGTATAAGCGCACTGATGATTGACATTACTTCTTTCCTCTAAGTTCCATAACTGTGTCGGACTCCCAAATACGAAGTCCCATCCACACGATTGTAAACAATGAAGCCATTGGTGGTAACCAAGCAGCTAAGGATAACACTCCTGTTGACACTGCTGCTATGTCCATCATTTCTTTAGTTTCCTCTACCATAATAATAGTCCTTTATTATTCGTCGTTATATACCCTAGTAAGCTCACAAGCCTCTATAGCCGTTTTAAAGTCATTCCCGAAGGAGGTGTAGTAAGGTACTCCGCTGTTCATTAAAACCGTTAGCTCGCTACTTAGGAACGCTCCTGAGCTTGCCCAATACTTGCTAGTCCCTTTCTCTAGTTCAATGTCAAAGAACCCCTCACCTTTAGTAGAGATGTGTTCAGCTTCGTCGTCAGTAGCAGGCAGAGAGTACAGTTCATTTAGTACTTCCTGTGCTGCTTTCTTCTTAGCGTTTGTTACAATTACTGTACTAAAGATATTCATCTTGTTCTACCTCTTGGACTGGTTCGTGACCTGCAAACACACGCGCTGGGGTGCTTGGCTCTTCTAGTTCATAGCTTACTAACGCTTCAGGTAAGTCACCTAAGTAGTTAACGTGCCACCCTTCAATAGCTTCCATTACAGGATACTCATTACCCTCCTCATCTGTCTCAGTCTCTTCAGTAGCTCTGTAGATAAGACCTACGATGTCGAAGGTGTACTCATGGTTACCAGACAAGAAGTTATCTTCATCATCATAGTAATCTGACAACGCTATGCTCATCTGTTCTTCGCTTTCAAACTTTAAATAATGTGTCATATGGTTAGTGCCTGTAGTTGTGCGTTTGATAATCGTAATGGGTAGTATTGTACTGATTTGATGTGGGCGCTTAGAAACTGGTTTGTTCCGGCTGAAGACCCAATATAGATATTTGTACTTACATTATCTTGCGGTGTTGCTGTACTGGTGCTTAATGTCCCACCGTTAACTACTCCAACAGAACCAGCACTATCCATACCGGTTGCAAGAATGTACTGTGTCCCATCTCCTGATAAACTGCCGTAATTTAAACTTGTAACTCCGTCATAGCTATAAAAGGTAGAAGTGTTTCCATTTGTATAGGCAAAACGAGATGAACTTGTTGACGACAGCAGAAACTTTGTTCCAACATTTTGAGGGTCGTTGTAGTCAAATTTAATAACAAAACTACCTTGGTCTTGGTTATACCCAAACTCACTCACGGCAAGAGAGGCTACGTCAGCAGACCTTGTTACTGCGCTACCCGATGTTGGGATGTAGCTAGTGGGGAAGGAGCCTGTTTCTAACTGTGCGCCGTAGACGTATATTCCGTCAGCTCCGTTGGCTTGCCATACATAACCATAAGAATCAGATAATACTTGAACTCTAAACCTATGATTCGTAACAGTCCCGGTGGCAGTATATGTTATTGCAATCCTGTACCAACCGTTACCCAAATTGCTAATGTAAGGCACAGCAGACCCACTTTGTGTGCTAGTTCCTTCCGTTAAATCAAATTGTGCTGTGCTAGTTGCTCCTTGGTCTGCACCAACGTGTACCGGTGTCAAAGCGACTTTGCTATACCCATTTGCTTTTACAAACACGCTCTGAGTGTATGTTCCACTTGACGGAGATGAAAGAACGTACTCAAGATAATGCTCACTATTTACCGCAGTAGGTACAGCGCTGGCGGCATTAATGTTTGTATCTGGAGATGCTGTTTGATTACGGGTAAGCGGTAAGTAATGGTTTCCGTAACCAGAAGCAAACTCACTTTGCGTAACAAGATTAGTCCTACCCTCTTCCACCAGTAACCCTAAGCAGTTACCCTCTGCATCGTACTCAATACGAGGCTTGTTGATAGGGTGGTTGAATAGCTGTAGTGTTCCGTCAGGCCGGTCGTATAGGACTTCTTTGACTGATACGTTGTCTAAAATTGCTGTTGCTGAACCAGAACCTGAATTAATAAGGAATAAAGCGGAGTCTGCTGTTGCAACAAACGTCCTAGTCTCAACACCTATCGCGGAACTATAAAAAGTTGGGAGGCCAGCACTTGCGGCAGAGAGTGAGCAAGAATCTGTTCCTGCAAGCCTCTCAAAAGATAGCTGATATACTCTACCGATAGTAAGTGCAATCGTCTGTGTTGCAAGTACATTAGTTGTTGCACCGGCAGTAACGTCGAACTTATTGACACCATTGTTGTTAATAGCATCGGCGTCAATCGTCCAATTAGTAACATTCCCCGTGCCCCC